CATTATAAAAAGTGGTATCCGTCTGTGGTAGAATATACAGATTGGGAAGGTAAATTGCATAAGACAGATTGGAAAGGATTGATTGATTTGTATTTCAAATGTGTGAGAATGAAAAGCACCAAGGAAGATTTACTCGATTTCAAGGAGTTTGCTAGCAAATACGGAGTGAACCTTGAGTAAGCATCTTTACAACGCAAAGGACGTCAGGGAAGTCCGAGAAGAGTTATACGATGGAGTGTGTGAACTAACTGGTCAGAAAACAGATTTTAAAGATACTGTCCTTGACCATGACCATGACACACAAGCTGTACGTGGTGTTTTGCACCGGCAATCTAACGCAATGCTAGGAAAGATTGAAAATAACTTTAAGAGATATATCGGATGGTGGTATAATTCGAGCCTTTCTGAATTTCTACGTGCAGCCGCTACATACCTAGAAAACTCTGCAACAACTGAACTAGGTATCCTGCATCCTTCATGGATTAAGAAATGCAAAGCAGAATTCAATAAACTGAATGAAGTATCAAAATCAAGAGTATTGAAAGCCATGAATCTCGAAGATGGTAAAAATTCTGCTGAAAGAAAAGCTATTTTTAATAAGGGGCTGTTAGAAATGCAAAGCAGAATTCAATAAACTGAATGAAGTATCAAAATCAAGAGTATTGAAAGCCATGAATCTTGAGGACGGTAAGAATTCTGCCGAAAGAAAAGCTATTTTCAACAAGGGGCTGTTGACAAAGAACTATACGTTTGATAAAATTGTTCAATTATGCCATACTCATAAAATTCTTAGATAGGAGAGCAATGAAATATACAGAACAACAAATTAGAGATATTTTTTCACTAAATAGACTCGGAATCGCTGGTGTCGATATTGCATTTGCAGTAAATGCAAGCAAGTCAGGTGTTAATGAATTTCTAGCAAAACATCGAGAAGACAAACTAAAAGGGCCAAACATTGTTTTCTTGGATATCGAAACGAGTGCAGCAAAAGTATACGCATTTGGTCGGCATAAGCAATTCATTAATCAAGATGCAGTAATAGAAGAGGGTGGAAATATCTTGATGGCAGGAGTCTCTTCTATCAAGTCTAGTCAGGTGCTTCTTTTATCTTGTACACCTAATGAAGCGAAGTCCGGGGAAGATTTCAATGTTTGCCAAGTAATCCGCGAATCTTTAGAAGATGCTGACGCAATCGTAGCACACAATGGTAAAAACTTCGATATCAAGATGCTAGAAAATCGTTTTTCATTTCATGGCATTCGTCCTCTTCGAAAAGTACCAATTCTTGACACCCTTGAGATGGCTAAGAAAGCGTATCGGCTCCCGAGCAATAAACTAGACTCAATTGCTGCATATTTCGATATTGGCCGAAAAATTGATACTGGTGGAATTGACTTATGGGTCCGTGTTCAATCAGGAGATGCAAAAGCCTTAGCAGAGATGCAAGAGTACTGCAAACATGATGTAGAATTACTGAAACGTGTTTTCCTTGAATTGCGTGCTCGTGGCATCACTGCAGGTTTTAATGCTGGTTTATACTATCAAGATCATAACCATAGATGCAAGGTCTGCGGTAGTTCAGCCACTACATTGACGGGGAAAATCGCAACTACCCCTGCTGGCGTTTACCACGAAACAGAGTGTCTAGAATGTGGCGCTTTTGGTCGAACCAAAGATAACATTCTCAGCAAAGACAAACGCAGTACACTATTATCCTAAACTAAACCCTCCTTGGATTTTCCTTGGAGGGATTTTTGTCTCTAAATAAACAATTAGGAAGGTAAAGACCAATGAAAATAAAGATTAATAAATGTAAAGATGCATTATTGTGGTACAATAAACATATTGGTGCACAATTTCAAGTGATCGAAATTGAGTATGATTTTATTCTCGATCCGAACTCTAATAACGAGATCAGTGTAGTCAAAGCATACTGGGTCAGAACACCAACAATACCGTCTACATTAAATTTTATTTACAGGGAGGATGCAGAAATTGTCGAATGAATTCAAACGAAGCTGTTATGACTTTAATACAATTGCAGGAAAAGACAAAAAAGTAACTAGACAAGATTTCTTGGATCAACAAGGGATTCTTGAATCAGAAGTCAAAGAGCTAAGGGATGGAATCGAGGCAAACGATCTTAAAGAAACTTTAGATGGAGTGATTGATGTTCTTGTTGTCGCATACGGGCATCTGCAGAAATTAAAAAATCTAGGTATTAATGTAGAAGAGGCTCTTAAAAGAATTGCCGATAATAACCTGAGTAAGTTTATTAAAGAAACAGATAAAGAAAAGATTGCTGATGAAGCTGAAGTTGCAATTCGATCTAAAGAAACTCCCGGAGAAGTTTATCTAACAAAGAATGAACAATACGGAGTCTGGGTAATTAAGAGAAGGTCCGATGATAAGGTAATGAAGCCGCTTAGTTTTGTAAGTGTTGATCTTTCTGATCTTTTAGTAAGGAGTGAAATTGAATAAAGAAGATTTATATATTGGGAAGTCGGTCTGGTCTCCTGCATACGGGGGATTAGTAATAACTTCATTCTCTAGTGAAAATTTTATTACTGCTCAACAGCCTGATTCTGGTCGCAGTTTGCAGGTATCTGTTTCTTCACTATATGAATCACCCGGAGAGTATTTGGGGAAATTTCAAAAACAAACTCCAGAAGCAATAGGTACAAATTTTGTAGAGATTGGTCAACCGATTCCTCAACCGGATATTTTTACTCCAAGACAAAAATTAACTTGGGGCACTCAGCAAAATAAAGTCACAATGAAGTCTGGTGCAACTAAGCCTGACTATTATCTTCTTCCGCATGATGCATTAAGTGAAGTGGCTATGGTGTTGGCTAAAAGTAAAGACAAGTACCCTCCTGAAAACTGGCGAGATATACCTAATTGGCGACATGAATTCTATTCCGCAGCTATGCGACACATGCAAAATTGGAGAATTGGTAAAACTAGAGATGATGGTGAGGGTGGCTTAGGGACACATCACTTAGCCAACGCAATTTGTAATTTAATGTTTATTCTTGATAAAGAATTGAAAGGTGATAACTAATGCAATATCCGATTAATGCCTCGATTGTAGCCGACAGTATTAGTCAAATGGGAAACAGATTAACGACTTTCCAGTTGTCATATCCGAGATACCTTCACGCGGAGATACTTACACATAGATTATTTTCCAGAAATGCTCAGAGTTCCCGTGCAGTTCCTGTGGATAAAATGATACAATTCAATAGTGACCCGGTGGTTCCTTATGTTTATGGAAAAAATAAAGCTGGAATGTCTAGCAAAGAAGAAGTGTCAGGATGGAGATTAGCGGCTACAAAATTAATATGGAAATACGCTGCAACAGGTGCATTTACGATTTCAAAGCTTTTATCTAAACTTGGACTACATAAACAATGGGCTAATCGTATCACTGAACCTTTCAGTACGATCACAGTAATTATCACGGCAACTGAATGGGATAATTTTTTCTGGTTAAGAGATGATCCTGATGCAGCACAACCTGAGATTGTCGCTTTAGCTAGACTAATGAAAGATAAATTAGATCAGAGTCTGCCAGTTCAATTGGAAAAAGGACAATGGCATTTACCATATATCCAGACAGTAACTACTCCAAGTAAGCAATGGTACTATGATTCTGACGGGAACGGACTCAATATTGGAGAAGCTTTAAAAATTTCTGCATCTTGTTGTGCTCAGGTATCTTACCGAAAGCTCAACGATAGTAAAGAGAAAGCAATAGAAATCTTTACCAAATTATTTTCTGGTCCTAAACCACACATGTCTCCGACTGAACATCAGGGGTGTGTGATGGAAAATGAAAAATTTTCTCTTGAAGAAATGCAACTTAACACAGGTGTACCGAAATTTGCTATTGGTGTTTCTCATATGGATCGGAATTTAAACTACTGGTCTGGTAATCTGAAAGGATTTATACAATATAGAAAATTAATAGAAGTCCAAGAATAAGCTGGACTTATTAAATTTAATATGGTATAATGTCAGGTCACGTTTTATTCAGCCTTGGGCGAAAGCCCTTGGCTTGTTAGGAGGTTAGATGAAAATTGTAGCGTTAGTGTATATTAGTTATTCTGAATTACTTAAAATGTACAACAGTGATGAGTTATCCAAAATAATTGATAATAGGGAGGCTTTAAACAAGCTTCTATGGGATTTAGGAATGGATACGAACTCACCTATGGAAATGCAGACAAGTACGCATAGGAATCGTTTTGGAGAGATTGTAGATGGTTTAAGATGGGTTGGTAATGAACGTATTGATCCAGAGTGGCTAAACTCGGGTTATGCAAGTAGAGCAGCCATTGATAAAAGTAAGAATAATAGATTGCTAAATGAATTTTACAGAAATAGAGGACAAACAGAGTAATGGAAAAACACCTATTACCAGTTGCAGAAAACAAAGAGCCAATTGAGTTTGCTGATCAACAATGGAAAATTTTCTGGCTTTGGTCAGAGCCAAAAGTAGAAAAAGATATTCAGGACGTTCTTGTAAATTTCACAGAGTCTGAAAAACATGCCGTTATTACTACATTGAAGTTATTTTCATTATATGAAACTCATGCAGGTTCGGAATATTGGAATGGTAGATTTAGAAAAATTTTTGATGGTGCTGAATTTCATCGAATGGCGAGCGTATTTGGTGCATTTGAATTAGCTGTTCATGCTCCATTCTATAATCGTATTAATGAACTGTTGCATCTAAACACCCCTGAGTTTTACTTATCTTATAAAGAAAAACCTGTCCTTACAGAAAGAATTAAACATATTGGCGAAATAATTGATCATGAAGATGATCTTGTATCTCTTGCTGGATTTAGTATGGTCGAAGGAGCCATTCTATACAGTAGTTTTGCATTCCTAAAGCATTACCAATCTAATGGAAAAAATAAACTTTTAAATGTAGTTCGTGGTATTGATTTCAGTCTTCGTGATGAGAACCTGCATGCTGTTGCTGGAGCATGGTCATTTAAATATCTCCGTTCTAAAAAAATGCTTACAGATTATGAAAAAGTAAAACTGGAATTAGCTATTAAGGCCGCTGCACAAACGATTTATGAACATGAAGAGCAAATTATCAAACTAATGTTTGAAAAAGGACCAATTGACGGAATTACTGCACATCAATTAGAATGTTTTACAAAAAGTAGACTAAATGAGTGCTTGAAAAATCTAGGATATAGTGAAATCTTTGAAGTAAAGTATAACCCAATCGCTGAGTGGTTCTATAAAGCGATTAATAATTATACATTCAATGATTTCTTTTCAGGGCTGGGATCACAGTACCACAGAGAGTGGGATGAGCAGGGGTTTGTGTGGAAATCAAAAAGGGGAAAAAAGAATGAGTGAAACATTGTACGACAGGCTTAGTACAAAAAGAAAGAAATTGCAGTCTGAAGGTTTAGTTCCAGAATGGTATACTACTGCTGCTCTCCAAATGTTTGAAGAAAAGTATGAATATCAAACAAATGGAAGAAGTGTAAAAGGTCAGTTTGAACGTATTGCTAAAACAGCAGCAAAACATATAGAGAAAGAATTTCCAGAGGCAGAGAATAACTTTTTTAATTTGTTGTGGAATGGCTGGTTATCCCCAAGTACTCCTGTCTTAGCGAATATGGGGACTGATAGAGGTATGCCTGTATCCTGTAGTGGAGGGGTTATTGGAGATAGTATTGATTCATTCTATAAATCGCAGCATGAACTTGCTATGCTTACAAAATACGGATTTGGTACAAGCAGTGATTTGTCTAATATTCGTCCAAGAGGATCAAAGATTTCTGTAGGAGGAAAAGCTTCTGGTGTTCTACCTGTGTATAAAATGTATGTAGAAACAATGCGGAATGTAGCACAGGGGACAAGTCGTCGCGGCGCTTGGGCAGGATATTTAGATATTGAACATGGGGATTTTGACGAGCTTTGGAATGCGGTGAACGATGACCCCGATGATAGTAATATCGGTTGGGTTATCAGAAATAGTTTTATTGAGAAATTAAATTCAGGGGATACAGAAGCTGTTCGCAGATATCAGAAAGCATTAAAACTGAAAATGGTACAAGGGAAGGGGTATTTCTGTTTTGTAGATAAAATTAATGCTAAACGTCCTGCTGCATATGTAAATAATAATCTTACAGTTAAAGCAAGCAACCTTTGTGATGAAATCACACTACATTCTGATGAAGATCATGTATTCACCTGCGTTTTATCTTCTATGAACGTCTATAAATATGACGAATGGAAGGATACAGATGCAGTATTTTGGGCTACAATCTTCCTTGATTGTGTTGCTGAAGAGTTTATCCAAAAAGGAAAAGATATCCCCGGTTTAGAGAAAGCTATTCGTAGCACGATTAAAGGACGAGCACTCGGATTAGGGCAATGTGGTTGGCACTCATTATTACAAAAGAAGCGCTACACATTTGGTGGATTTGATGCTCAAATGCTTTCTATGGAGATTGCTCAACATATCTTCAATAAGAGTGCAGAAGCGAGCACTATCCTTGCATTTATTTTTGGAGAACCCGAATGGTGCAAAGGGACTGGTCTTAGAAACACTCATAGAATTGCTATTGCTCCGACAAAGAGTACTGCACTACTTATGGGTGGTATTTCCGAAGGTATTAATCCTGATCCCGGAATGGTATATACTCAAAATACAGCAGCAGGCGTAGTCGATAGAATTGTCCCTGAATTTCTTTTATTACTAAAGGAGAAAGGACACTACAGTAGAAAAACTCTTGATAGTATTATCTCGAAACAAGGCTCTGTACAGCATCTGGAATGGTTAACGGATGAAGAAAAAGCAGTATTCAAAACTGCCTTTGAGATCAACCAAAAAGATATTATCAGACAAGCAGCAACACGAGGTAAATATCTAGATCAATGGCAATCATTAAATCTATTCTTTCCAGCAGATGAAGATGAATCATGGATTTCAGAAGTCCATCAAGAAGCTTTTGAAAATAAAGATATTCTTGGATTGTATTATATCTATACACAAGCAGGGGTAACAGGAGCTAAGGGAGAGTGTGAAGCATGTCAGTAGATCAACAAGAATATAAATACGAATTCAAATTAAGGCTGTTCAATACAGAAGTATTCTGTGTAGGGTTCAATTCCACGTCAGAATCTAACCGCTGGATCGCTCTCAGTATTGGGAGCGTGTTTTTGATGTTCTTGGCGCTGATTCTCTATGGTAGTAAACTTGTAGGAGTATTTATATGAAAGAAAATCTATTATTGTCATTTTCTGGTGGGAGAACCTCTGCTTACATGACGAAACAAGTTTTGGATAATTATTCTGATAAGTACAATATCTCTGTAGTCTTTGCTAATACAGGACTAGAACACGAAAAGACTCTAGAATTCATTAATAATTGCGATAAGTATTTCGGGTTTAATACTGTATGGGTTGAGGCAATTGCTCAACACAATCAGAGAAAATCTGCTTTGCATAAAATCGTCAAGTTCGAAACAGCATCAAGAAAAGGTGAACCATTTGAGGATAAAATAAAGAAAACAGGGATACCTAATCAAGCATTTCCTGATTGTACACGAGACTTAAAACTTGCTCCTATAAATAGTTATTTAAAATCAATTGGGTGGGGAGGTAGAGGAACTAAAAACGGATATACAACAGCTATTGGTATTAGAACAGATGAAACTAGGAGAATTAGTAAATCTGCTACTAAAAATAAAATTGTATATCCTTTAATTGATTGGTTTCCATCGGATAAGCAAGATATCTTAGATTGGTGGAAAGATCAGACTTTTGACCTTGAAATCCCTGATTATCTTGGTAATTGTAAAACTTGTTGGAAGAAATCAACTAATAAATTAGTCAAGGTGTACAAGGATTCTCCAGAAGAGTTTGAATTTTTTGCTAGAATGGAGAAGGAGTACCCTAGAGTTGGCCCGGAGTTCAAGAAAGATGATAAATGCGTTGATAGAGTATTCTTTAGAAAGAATCTATCAGTAGTAAATTTTATTGAACTAGCCAAAGCAACAGACAGCATAAGACAACTAGAAAATTCTTATGAAAATTCAGGCTGTTCTGAAAGTTGTGAGCTGTACGAAACAACCTCTACATAAAACAAAACCCCGGTATCCTTGCGGAGCCGGGGTTTTTATTTACCTAATTATTTCAAGCTTGCTGGTTTATTTTCTTCTTTAAACTTATCTAATGTAGTTTTAACAGAGTCATATTGAGCGTAGCAAGCAAGTAGTCCTAGTCGGACTTCTTCGGCGTCGGAAGCATATTTTGCAAGATCACTTGCATCTTGTCTACGAACGACACCGATAACGTCTTTTGATCCATCTTCTGAATCTCCGGGATTGCTGGATACTTGACCACTGCTTCCGGTGCTGCTGGAGGGTTGCTTTGGCAAGCTGTTAATCCAAGAAGACAAAGCATTATACTGCAAATTAGCATTTTTAAGTTTTTCATCACGATCTTTCCTTATTTTGTCGATATCATTCTTCAAAGTAATTTCTTTCTCATCAGAACGGTCTTGAAGTTTAATATATCTTTTTGCATAATCAAGCTGCATTGTAGAGTACGCTTGCGTCACTGCTTGATTGATTTTACCATTATACCAAACTTTTACTGAAATACTAAATGAAATGATAAGTGTTACAATTGCCAGAGCAACAGCTATCTTCACCCCTGACTTCATTTCAGACCATACAGGAATTTCCATTATTTATTCTCCTTCGGTTCTTGCGCACCGATGCATTTTTCGTAGTTGTCTTTACGACGTTTATCAAGTCCCGGCAATACAATGCATGACTTTGTACCATCCGGCAACTTTGTACACTGCTTATTGTATTTAAGCATTTCTTTACAAGCTGCTTCGTAATTTTGCTCTGCAATATACTTAGGAATGCGGCTATTACAAAACACTCCAGCACCAAGATTGTAAGTAAAATCTACATATGCGTCAAATTCATATTGAAACAATTCGTATGGAGCACATTTTTTAACAGCGACTGCATACACATCATTCGCTTTTGTTGTCAATAGCTTAGTTGCAGCCTCTCTTGTAATAGTTTGACCCATTTTCACAGGAGTTCCGTCACTATTATAAGTACTACCAAAGCCGACAGTCGGGCGGTCATTTTTCGTTGGCAAATAAGCTTTGTCCCGAAAACCTTCCCAATTAGCTATAGTAGTAACTCCTGCTGCACTAAGAACTAAGACAGCGACCCTAGTTCTTAGACTCATATTACACTCCGTTAAGCTTAGTATCAAGCCATTTTACAAAGGCTTTAACTTTTGCCCAAACCCAAAGACAGACAGCTTTCGCTTTAGCCAAAATCCAAGAGGCTACCGCTTTTACTTTTTCCATTATTTATTCTCCTTTATACAATTCCGAATATTTTCAATCCGGCTGTGATTACACCAATAGCTACTGCGCCCATTAGCGTCAATACCCAGTTGGTTACTTTTTTATTCATTGGTGCATCTTTTTCTAGTGCGTCTACACGTAGTTCAAGAGCATCATATTTATCTTCTGCTTTTTCAGCTTGTCGCTGTAGAGATTCATAAGCTTTAGCCATAAATCCTTGTTTTTCTTCAATCTTTACTAGCTTATTTAAGGCAGTAGTTACTTCTCTTCCGAAAGAGTTCATCTCTTGCCTTAAAGCTTTTATATCTTCATGAAGAAGGATTACATGGCTTTTATCCCCTGTATCTGTTGATTCCATTATCCAATAACCCAAACTGCTCCTGCGCTACCAGCGCCTCCGTCATTTTTAGTATTAACAGCAGTACACATAGAACCACCACCACCCGCGCCGTATCCTGTTGCAGCACCACCTACACCGGCTGTACTTGCACCATTACCACCAGCACCATAGCAACTAGCTCCACCGCCGCCGCCACCATCTGATCCAAAGGTTCCACCAGATGTAGCCACAGAGTTACCGCCAGCAGCACCAGTAGAGCCACCATAACCACCATTAGCCCCATTAATAACATCACCTACAGAAGTAAAACCAGTACCATTTCCTGCGCTGTTTCCACCACCAGTACCGCTAATTGTCGTATCGAATGTTCCTGATGTACCATTACCAGCAAAGATACCAGTACCACCACCACCGCCAGCAGCAGTGAAAGTAGGTAATCCAGAGTACGCTACAGTTGTTGAACCACCCGCAGTCCCGTTTGCAGCACTAGTGTTTAAAACTGCAACACCGCCTGCTCCGGCTGCACCAACTGTAATTGTTGCAGATGTTCCTGATGTCATATAAATCATGATCGGAAGGAACTTTCCTGCTCCACCACCCGAAGCACTAGCACGAGTAGACGATGATCCTGTGTGAATCGCTGAGGAGCCTCCACCTCCACCGGCACCTTGCAACATAAATAAATATGTTCCTGTTTTTGGAGCAGTGAATGATCCGCTTGAAGTAAATACTGTCGTGGTTGCTGAACCAGAGGACGCTATAAATTGACTTAAATTACTCATTTTAGTATTCCTTTCTTATACAATTACCCAACCACGGGTAGCATCTAAATAAACTAACTCCACACGAGCGTATGCAACATCAAGTGTCATATCTTGTGCAAGTCCCATAATGTTTTGTCCACCACGACCAATACTAGCTGTCAAGTATGAGCCATAAGTCTGTGCAAATACACGATCCCCTGCTGTTGGGCTAGACGGAAGCGTAAGAACAATATTAGCATCAAGTAAATATCCGCGTCCTGCGACAGCAGTGGTGCTTGTGTTTATGTATGCTAAATTTTCTCTAATATTTGGTTGATTAATAACTGGGGATGTCATTGTTTTATTTGTCAATGTTTCTGTCCCTGTTACGGTTGCTAGCCCGGTGATTGCCCCTGCTGACCCATTCACAGACAAAACCGGAGCAACGGCTGTAATTGCTACGCTCCATGTAGCAAGGGTGCCACTGCCTCCTGTTGATGACACATTCACCGTCATTGATCCAGAGCCGGAAGTAAATGCAGTAATTTGTCCAACCATGTAGTTTGATGGATTTGATGTATAAGCGATTACTACAGTTTGACCGATAGTGAATTGCTTACCTGTTTCAATTGTTAAGGATTTACTACCTGTACCAATTGTTAATGATGTTGAACTAGAAGCTGATGTGCCCGGTGCATTTACCGCAGAAGATGCTGAATAAGCAGCAGCGTCTGCCCAACTTTGTGCATCATCTGCATAAGCTTGAGCAATACCCGCTTGTGTTGCAGCATCTCCTACGGCTGCGACGGCATTATTTCTTGCTGAGGCAGCATTATTAGCATCTATTTGTACTTGCCCTGCTGTATTGTTAACCGCATCCGTCCAATCAGGAAGTGCTGCTACCCATGCGTCTGCTTTGTCAGCAAAGTTAGCTGGGTCGGCACGAGACGGGGCATCAGGTAATGCTGGAATTGCCATTTTATTTGTCCTTTATTACGTTAGTCCCTCTACTTCCAATGAACATAATGAGTACGTTGGATAAGGAATTTCTGTTGAAAAATCTTTGTAAAAACCATAAATAACCAATGGTTCTTGCATTCTAGGGTCATCTGACCCAATCCACACACAAGGCGTTGCTCTTATAGTATATAAGAAACTTTGTACGCGGTTTAACTGCGTGTTATCTAATTGAACTTTTGCTGACATTCGTTTACTATATGCTCGCTTAGTCAGTGTAGTATTCCCATACTGATCGGTTGATTTTACAGAATAATCAATAATCCCGGATGTAACACCATATTGTGTTCCGCCTAAATCACTAAGCATTCCGAAAACAACTTCACCAGCAGAAACCGTTTCACCAGTAGCACCAGTAAATGTCAACTCAAATTCTGCATTAGCATATGGAGGTATGTCATAAAAAATAACTTGAGTTCTTTTTACTGTAGGGTCGGCAAAATAATAATCATACCAGTCACCTACAACAACACCACTAAGTCCAATTGTTTGATCATACACAACAACAGGAGATGGTAGTGCCGCTGTATCAGTAATCTTTAATCTAACGGTTACAGCATTTGAGTTAATAACTGCAAGCGTATCAACTACACTGCCGATAACCAGTGTATGAACAAAAGATGTGGTTTTTGAACTCGCTTGTTGTACAACACCATCAAACATCGCATAACGATTATCTGATCCAATTTTTAACCACCAAGTAGAGCTAGCAAGTAAATCAGGTTGGTGATTTGTATTAGAGTTTTGTAAACTCTCGTATTTGTACATTCCATAAACTACTTGGTTTCCGATAGCATATGTTGTACCTGAACTGTACGTCGCAGTACTCTCTGTTAAGGTAGTACTAATCGACATTCCTATATTGTATGGAGTTGGTTTAATAACTTTCATTAATTACCTTAAAGAGAAGTAGGAGGGGACATCCCCTCCTATGTTACACAGCAGAAGTCTGAAGAGAACTTCCATCAGGAGTTACACGTTCCAGAATCTTAGCTGTTTTCGAGTTAGCAGACACGTCTGCTCTGACTTCAGCACGAAGACCTACAATTTCTTCTTTCAACGCCTTGACTTCATCAATCAATTCATCGTTTGCTGCATTTGCTGCATTTCCATTATTTATTGAGTTAAATGAACTCAATCCAAAATTGCTTGATGAAACAATTCCAGAAGTAATAGGAGCAGTTGGAAGAATATTGCCTGTCACAGCAGCCCAGTTTGCAATCGCTTGCGCGAGAGTCATAACAGCGGTTGTGTTGCCAAGTAACGCATCAAGTTGTTGTCTAGCAGTTATTAAAAGATTGTCTAGATATTCTAGTTGTCTTTCAATATCTGTCTTTTGAGGTTCAAGCGTATCAGCAATAGCTTGCAATTGATTTGCAAGTAATAATTTTGCTCTATCCTCATCAGCCTTTGTTGCATATGTAGCAGAATTAACTCCGCCAATCGCAGCAGCTACAGCATCTCGATATTTCTTTGCATCTGGCATTATGCCATTAGCGATATCAATTGCAGCCTGAGTAATAAACTGTTGTCCTTCAGCCGCTTGCATTTGTCTGACTGAATCAACTTGGTCGAGAAGTTGTTTTACTCCATCAACCGTAATATTGTAGATTTCAGTAACTACAGCAAGTTGTTTTTGTAGAAGGTCTTTTTGCTTATTAATAGCAGCAACAAGAATGTCGTAAGCTTTTTGAGCCGCGTTATCAGCAGGATTTGTACCGCTTCCAGTTCCTGTTGGATTATATGGGCTATACTGATACCCCGGAATCTGTGGTAGAATTCCGTAAAGCGTAGAGCTAAATTGCCCCATTGCCTGAGTAAATGCAGCGTATGCTTCTTGGAACTGCGGCGAACTGATCACCTGTGACATCACTTCAATGATGTTTACAATGTCAGCTACAACCTGTTCTAATGACATTCCAGCAATTATACCACCCTGCGCAACTGCCATACCGCCAGTTACACCACCTTCACCCATCATTTGTGCAGCTACTAAACCACCTGTTACAGTGTTATTTGCAGCAACAATAGACGCTGTTGAAGTATTTGTGCCAGCGCCTTCACCCATCATTTGTGCAGCTACTAAACCACCTGTTACAGTGTTATTCGCAGCAACAATAGATGCTGTTGAAGTATTTGTTCCAGCGACAATAGCTGCTTCGATTACTTCATTATTGGCAATTTCTGAACCAACAATTAAATTATTTGCAGAAGTGATTGACGATAGTTTTTGAATATCGCCAGCTTCAGATGCATAAGCAATTGTCTGAGCGCCAACTGAATTCATTGTGTTTAGAAGATTTGTAGACATTGGTTCTACAATTCCTTTTACAACAAGATCAGATACTTTACCAAGCATGTTATCTAGAATTGCATTAAAGAATGCAGCACCAGATTCTCTTACTCCGATATCGTATGCTTCAGATGCTGAGTGCGCAGATTGCAGAATCTTTTCAAACAATCCTTTGATACCATCAGCAGCTAGACCAGTCAGAGTAGTAATTTCTTGAGTAGTACTATCAACCGTTTCAGTTACTGTAGCAAATGCAGGAGCGAGTGCCATTAGTGCAGCGAACAATCTTGCACCAGCTTCAGTAGAAACATCGACCGAATCAACTAAGCGACGGAACTCAGCACGAGTATTTGGAATACTAATACCTAGAGCAGCAAAGCCAGAAGTTAATGCAGCTTGTGCTTGTTTAATTTTGATTGCTCTGCGTTCTTCTTCAGTAAAGAAGTTATCCATATAAGATGTTAAGTTCTGATTAAGTGCATCAACACCACCAGCAAACTTAATCAATCTTTCACGGGCTTCTGTTGAAGCAAGTCCAACTTGTCCAAATGCTGTTTCAGTATTTTTTCCAAGTACTGTCGCAATTGTATTTGTAAGTGTAAATACGCCAACAAGTCTTTGGAATGTTTGAGCTAAACTTTCTCCCTCTTTTTGTTGAGCGAGAACATCACCAATAACAATATCTTGACCGAATACTGCTTTCATCTGAGGAGCAGATTGTTTCAATGCTTCCATCACAGAGAAAGTATCTGTTAGGAATTGAATTAATTCGTCCGCAGTTCCAGTAAAGTCTTTGATCTTTTGCGCAATTGTTGCGTTAATTTCATCAAAAATTGTACCGTATCTTTGTTGTAAGAAAAACTTACTTGCTTTTTCGATTGCTTCTTTAGCAGATGCTTCATCTTCGTAACCCCACCAGTCTGGATTTTTCAGGTTATTGAGACGATCACGAACAGCTTGTAATTGTTCATCCGTTAACAAATTATCAGCAATATATTTATCAAGCTCTTGTACTTTCTTAGTGAATTTGGCAAATACACTTCGATCAAGATCACCTGAAATATCGAAAGGACTAATAGCAGAAGACTCAAAATGCGAACTTGGGTTCCCTACGTTAGTCAGATTGTTGTCGATCTTAATACCTGTTTCATTGTTAAATAAACCAAGTGCAGAAGCGACTGCAATAATTCCTCCAATAATCGGCACCGCCGCGCCAAGAACGGAAGCAAATCCGCCAGCAGCCGCAATACCACTATTTAAAGCAGTAGTGAAAGTAGCAATTGGTGAAGCCATTCCTGAAACCATTGAAGCAAGTCCAGTAAATCCAGCGTTACCAAGCATTCCAGCTAATCCAGAAGCACCCATAAGAGTTTCGCCCCCAATAGTCGGTCCGGCTAGTTCTCCAAACCCACCTAGTAGGCTGCTTCCAAATCCTAATAGATTCCCTAAACCACCTCCTCCGACACCAGTGCCACCTTGTGAGTTACCTCCTAGCAGATTGCCAAGAAGACCTTGAACACCTTGCATTGCCATATTCACAACGGCTTGCACCTGCATGACAATTGGCTTTTTCAGTTCGGCGATAATCAACTCACGGATTTTCTTTGCGCCTCCCTTGCCTCCATTAAAGAGTGCATCAACTAAAGCTTCCGAAATACTCTTAGATAAGTTCGCCCACTCTTTTTCGTAATACAGGACAACAGCATCAACACCGGCTTTTTGTTCTGCTACGTTCGCGTCTGTGATGCTTGTATTCAGTGCTTTTAAAGCTGCTTCATACGCTTTAATTGCTGCTTGTACTTGAGGAGAATCTAGAGATGGACCTGCATCTCCCGGACCCTTGTCATTAACAAGTTTCATTAATGCATCAAGTTCTCTTTTTGCTAAACGTACTTTTTCAGTCCATACGCCGATAACTTGAGTCCAATGCTCGTGTTCTTTAGCAACAGCTTGAATACGTGCAGCACCTTCAGGAGAAGCCCAAACAAGCTCTTTCTGCAAAGCAATTTCATCTTTAATCTTTTGTTGACGAATTGATTCTTCAGAATTGAACTTGTCCATTTCTTTGTTAAGTTCTTTCAGGTTATCCTGAATCTTAGACAAGATTTGAGCTTCTGCTAAAGTAAACCCTAACGAAACTTCAACACTTTTGTTTTCATTCTTAGACAGTTTTTCAACAAGATTCTTATGAAAAGAAGTATACTGATTAACGAATTCTTTTTCAAGAGCCTTTAATCGGTACTCAATTTCTTCTGGTTTTTCATAATTAATAATATGAATTCTGCGAGCTTCATATGTTTGAGCTAACTTCTGGAAAATTTCCTCGTTTTGTTTTACAAGAGTATCTCTTTGTTGGTTGAGCACCGCTTGTTCTAACGGGATACTTTCTCGAATAATATCTAATTTACGACTGACATATTCTGATTCAAGGATAATCCCCGCATCATAGGCTGCTTTCAAAGTATCTTGACGAATCTTTGATTGCTTCTATAAAGTTTGAATTTCTGAATCGAACACTGCATAAGCTTCATCAGCAACAGCAGTTTTTATATCAGAAAGTTGAGGGAGACTTTTTAATTTTATGTCTCCAAGCACTTTTAGATATTTGTTTTTATATTCTTCTACGACTTTTAACGCTTCTTGTAAAGATTCGCGTTGTGAGTTTGTTAACTGGCTGGCATCTCCAATACTGAGTTTACTCTCCCTTCTAAAAGAGTCACCCCCGGTAGAAAGTATAGATATGTTCTTGAAATCAACAAACAGTTTTTGGAATTCTTTTACATATTCTCGTCTAGATTTCTCTAACTCCGTTAGAGAATTTTCATAACGCTCTTTCCAATATTCAAAGATTTTACCTTGTTTAGCCAACTCTGCTGCAAGTTCAGCATTATCTTTCTTGGCCTGCTCTGTTTCAGTACTACGCAATGTACCTGAAAAACTAGGAGTAGATTGTGAGCCCGGCAGTTGAACTTCAGAACCAGAAATTTTCTTATCAATCTCTCTTAAAAGAGCAGCGACAGGGTTAGACTTTTTGATAAAATTCTCAAGTGCCTTGCCAAACTCATCCCAATAATCCACTAGTGGTTTAGAGTCTAATTTATATAATGACTCAAGAGGGGCCGTAATACCTCTTACACTGAAAGCAGCCGCATCAGCAACTCCCTTAAATGTTTCAAAAACAGTAACCCAAACCTTCATTGATTCAGGACTACCAGCAGTAAAGAAATCTACAATTGCATTTTTTGCTACACCAAGAGTTGTTGAAATCTCTTTCCACTTTAATTCTAGAGGAGAGAGGTCAGATTTAGCTCTTAAAGCCATTCTTGAATTGGCGTCAGTCATTTCCTGTACACCGAGGGCGACAGCTTCTTGATGCTTACCTAACTTCTCTAAAGTATAGATTTGTTGCAATACACTTACAGAAATTTGTCCAGTAGCTTTAGTGAATTCAATAGATGCCTTAATAGGGTCATCAGCCATCCCTTTAAACTGAGAAACAGTATCTTTAACAGCTTGTCCTACATATTTCTCCATATCAATTGCACTGCGAGAAATAATTTCAAATTGCTTTTTAGTAAAACCAGATACGGACGCAATCTCTGTGAATACTTCTAATAGTGCAGATGTACTCTTTCCAGTGTCGTGCATTGTTTGCGCGTAATCTTTCATTTGGTCTTTTGTAAGACCAATGGAAGCACCTGTTGTAATCAGTTTTTCATTTAAAGCTGTTGATGCCTTCATAGCATCATACAACTCTTTAGCTAAAAGAACAAGCCCCACAATAAGAGCCAGAACACCGGCACCAATAGCGGCCATAGCAACTTGAGCGACACCAAGCATGAGTGATAGCGCTCTAGCAGCAGCGGACCCCTCATTCATTACTCCGGCAATCATTGCATTGCGTTTTAAAGTCTCGAATGCCTTACCAGCGCCGATTACTTGGGCACCTAGATTACCGATATATGCAGCACTATCTCTTACAGCACCATAGACAAGCAGCCCCATAGCTTTTGCTACGTCTTTAATTGATACGAGCATAGAAGACATGGCATTTTTCATAACATTCGCCATGTCTTCGCCTTCGATCTTCATTTGACCGAACATATCTCGTAATTGTCCACCTTGTTGTAACAAAACCGTCATAGGAGACTGTCCATGTCTTCGCCTTCGATCTTCATTTGACCGAACATATCTCGTAATTGTCCACCTTGTTGTAACAAGACTGTCATAGGAGATTGTCCTGTAGATAGTCCAACAAAGATGTCTGTAATTTGTGGTCCTACAGCACGAGTAATATAGTCTACTCTTTTGTCAGAGTTAACTGTCTTTTTGTTAATTTGTTCAATAGCTAATTCATAGCGTTTTAGCGCGGCTAATTGCTCATCAGCAGTAAGTCCTGATTGCGCAAGAGCAGTTTTAAATTTGAATAGGCTATTCGTGGCACTCTTACCAAGAGTTCCATTTAATTCCTGTACTTGAAATTCAACTCGATTTAATTCTTTAGTAACAAAACTTGTAGCGCGTACAGAGTCTTGTTCTGCCTTGACTCTTTCATCAATTGAATTACG